TGATGTCTCCATTGGGTGCGGCCCCTGTAATCCGCGATTCCTCATTGAAGCCGAGTTTACCAACAACACGCAACGCCTTCACGTTGTCGCTGTAAATTGGCGCTATAATCTTTTGAACATCCAAGTCCACAAACGGATACCGAAACACTAAGTGCATGAATAACGGTGTCAGTCTGCCCAAAAACGCTATGTGACATACAACCGAGGCGTGATTCCAATTCTCGTAAATCACGCCCGCAATTAGCTTGCCGTCTTGCTCCAGCCCGATAGCCTGCGATTTTTCCGCGAAATAAGAACCACCGGATTGCGCCGCAACCCAGTTTCCTACCGCATCACCAGAGACTATATTCCGGCCCATCCGACTTGATAGACAACGTCAGTCGCTGCCCACTCAATTTGTATGCCGCTGCTGGCGCTCTTAAATTGCAAGCCACCAGAAAAACCGATCCCCGTGATTCCTTGCCATTGGCTTTGAATCTGAACCGCGCCAGTGTCCCAATACGCATCATCCCACTTTGATGTACTCCATGTACCTGTGGTTGATGTTGAATATGAAATTGCGGCGGCATTGTCTACAATTTGGAAATCAACATTCATGCCGACAAAAATTTGCACCAAGCCATTTGAAAAAATGCTTGGTCTAGCGCGGGTGAAATATTTTTTAACACCGCGAGAGCCAAAATAATTAAAGGCTTGTAGTGCATTGGTGACGATGTTTGAGGCGTTGTCTTTGTATGTATTGTCCCACGCAATTGCAACAAATCCATCACCGCCAAAGTACGCATCGTCTTTAAAAATTTCCCAACAATTTGCGGCCCAACCAGTGAAATTGCACCATGACGTTGTGATGGTGTTCATCACATATTGCTGTTGCTTGCCTATCTCAACCGGCACATTGATCCACACGGCATTGTTCTTTGCGCTGTAAACTACTTGCCACCCAACAGCAGCATGATTGCCACCATAGGCAGAAGTCGCCGCAGCAATTGCGCCTTGTATTTTGTTAGACAATGCAACCCGAGGATCCAGACGCGAGGATTGCAGCGATTGCGCCAGTGGCAACAATCCATCATAAGTTAAAATTAACAGGTCACCAGCCCACTTGAGCATGGCTCTGTTACCAATTGGGCTGCCCAGTTTCCATATGCCAGCCAAAGCCCACGTTGCGGCACTAGATGGATCCGTGCCACGGTAAACAATCACTTCGCCGTTGCTGGTGACAAAAACCAAATTGTCATCAACGCCATAGCCTGCATCAATTGTCCAAGTATCAAGATCAACCAAATGACCACCGTACTTGGCGACGCTGCTCAAATCCAAAACTTGAGCCGCACCACCTACACTTGAAGTCGGCAAGTACCACGCCTTGAGCGTGTTCTTTTCAATAAACCAAATTCGATTCTTGAACAGCGTGATATTTGACAAGCTGGTGGTGGTCACGCCAGTGATAGATATAGTTGATGCATTATCAACTCTCAACCATGTCGTGCCGTCATACAGTATTGGCTTGTCTTCGCCATTTACCGCATACAAGTAATTGCCACCTGCTGTTGTGACGTTAGTGTATTCCCAAATTGCGTTAGTTAATCCTGTAACTTTGGCCGCACCAACCGCACCAGCAGAAGTAACGTCATACAGCGCCAAAGAAGTCGCCGCGATTGCATAAAATTTTTGATCGTTGCCAGCCGAATAAGCCATCAGCGTTTGTACCTGACCGCCAAGGCCGGTGGCGTGTGGCGTGTAACCACCGCGCAAAACAACGCTGGATACGGTAGGAAACATATTTTCCAAAATTACCGCATCAGTTGCTTCCATGTTTGCGATAGAGTCTCGCGCATTCCAGCCGCCCACTGGAGCAGGCAAAGAAGCAACATTTGCCGCTGTTTTTTGTACCAAACTTCCCAATGCCATTACGGTGTCCCGTAGCCACTGTCAGGAATGTTATCGTAACCGATCAACACAGTGCCAGGGCGAGGCGCAAAGGACAGGTTGGCCGAACTAGTATCTTGCGCGATTGCCGTATTAAGTTCTTCAACATAGTTGCGATACAGCGCGGTTGTATCAAAACCTTTTGCTTCAAAATACTTCAGCTTGGTGCTGAGAACCATCACACGATCAGGATAAATGCAAGTATCGGTGTCAGCGGTAAAGCTGTTTTTTACAGTGCCGTTTGCGGCCTCTGCCCAACCTTTGCTGCGGTACTCGTAAGACAACAATTCGTTGGTCGATGTGCCAGGCCAGATTTGAAACGTCTTGCCAAGTAATCGCCAGCGAATGCGAGGGCCGGTTGAGATGTAGCCCGACAGCAGCCACTCCCACTGCTGTGCATCTTCGGGGCCGAGCAACTCCCACCGCTTGCTTTTGTCCCACATTGTGCGCGGAACAATTGCATCGTAGTCAGTAGGAAGGTCATATTTGACCTGCTGAAAATAGATCGTGGCGTTAGTGCCACCGGCTTCAGTAAAATCTTGGTTGACAGTGACTTGAGTCGGGCTATCAACGCTGGTGATATAGGTCGCGTTACCAATGCCGACACCCTGCACCTGATAGGACGTATTAAGCCCCGCAGTTGAAGGAATGCCGGTAATGGTACGCGCCAAGGTTGTGTAATTACCTGTTGTTGTAACGTATTGAGTGTAGAACTGATAGATCTTGGTCAGTTCGCGCCAATCAGCACGGCGCAGCAACTCGTACCCAGTCGCATTCATCAACGCAAGAATTTGGATGGTGTCTTGGTTGGTGTTGTTTACAACATAAGCAGGCGTGGGAATGCCCAGCTCATTTGTGACTTGCTGTACAAGTTCAAGCATCGTCGTGCTGGACATGGCTTACTCCTCGACGGTTTCCTTGCGCGGCCTGCCAGGGCTACGCCTCATTGTTTCATCAGATCGCGCAGCCAACAACTGCTGCATTTGTGCCTTGAGTTCTTCCAACTCGCTGCGTGTCTTTTCCAATTCTACGCTGCTCTCGCTGCGGTTTTTGCGGTCAAGATATCCCTTGGCACGTTCACGCAATCCCGTCGCGCCCATGCCAATACGCTGCAACTGCGAATCAGAGGCACGCGCCACCTGCTCAACAGTCTGAAAGCGTAGGATTTGCAATTCTTCAATCTGCCCAACCGACAGTTCTTCCGGCGCATCTTCGCGCCACTGCTTGAGCGTAGTCCCAATGACGGGGGCATCGTCGTTCTGCATCTGGAAATGCAACCACTGGCGCGGAAACCGAGCCTTGTGATTGTCATTTACCGGCTGATCGAAGATGTTGTTCTTGTCGCCTGGCACTTCAATCCGAATAAACGGCTTACCCTTAAAGTCGCCTTCCTCGCAAATGTAAAAGCGAACATCGAGGTACGAATCTGCGTTGTGGGTGTCACTGTCAAGCATGGTTTTTTATCCTGTGGGGATGGTTACAAATTACAGGTTGTTCACCTGAGTCACGGTCAAAATCACAGACGGGATTGCAGGAACAGGGGCGGAAGCCGCAACGGCTGTCAATTTCGTTTTATTGTCATCTGTTGACCACATCAACCGAAAGTATTGGCCTGCGGTCAGTGAGACAACGTAGTTCCACGCTGCAATGTTTTCAGCCGACGTTCCTTGAATTGCCACCACGCCTGCGCTGTTTGCAACCGTAGTGCCGTTAATATCAAGCCAGATATAAATATGCCCAGTTGAGCCTGCTGATTTATCCAACTGCGCCGAAAACTGGATGTTGTACACGCCAGTGTTAGCAACAGTGATATGAGACGTTGGCGAGCCTATGCTTACACCGTTTGCGGTCACGGTGTTGTTAAACGTCATCGCGTAGGCAGTGTTGGCTGCCGCGGCAGATTGAGTCGTTGAATCGTAAAACGACCCGTAATGTAAAATTGGAACCGCAGAATTGAAGCCTTGCAGTTCCTGCCATGAACTATTGGTCACGGCAAAAAAGATGGCCGAACAGCCGACATTTACCGTCGCAGGAACGCCACCATCAATTGTAGTGGTCGCCTCATACGGATATACGCTCAAGACGTTTGCGCCGCTGTTGGTGATGTAAATGACTTCACCGGCCTCAGTGGGCGGCAGTTTTGCGCCGCTGCTGGCCGCAACCGTGGTGAAGTTGTTGTAGACCTTGTTGATCTGATATGCGGTAGAACTCGACGTTCCAGAGGCAGTGAGGCTCGTTGAACCGTCGCCACAAATGGCTACGGTCATCAACTGGGCCGCACCCGCCCCTAGAACGCGAGAGGGGATCGTCATGCGCCGAGCAACGACACCCAGCTAGTCGGGCTAGTGCCGACAAAGAAACGCCGCTTGGTGGTCGCAATCGTCACCGACGCCGCGCCATCAATGGTGGTTCCCGTCTGCGGGTACACCGTGAGGGTGCTTGCGCCGTCATTGGCAACAAGCATCTGAGCG